AAAAGGAGTAGTTAAAATACCTGTGGCTACAAAGGACTCACATCCTAAATATTTCAAAGCATTTTATAAAAAGTTCCATAGCGAATATTTTGATATTGCTAATTGTAATGTAGATAGAGTTTGCTTTGAATCGTACGACCCTAATATATATGTTAACTACGATGCTGAATTGTTTAATGCAGAACTAATAGATGAAGGATACACCCTATCGGAGAAAGTTCCAGTACTTCCTATTAATGATGAAGCTAAAATAATTGAGAAGATTATGGCATTTAATTGGAAGCGTGGATTTAATGATGGAGAGCGTAATGCGTTTATATTTGATTTGGCTGGAGCGTTTTGTGAGTATGGAGTATCAGCATATACTGCTGAAGGATATATAATGAATAATGTAGTAATAGGAGATTTTTCTGAAACCGAAGCAAAGACCACTATTAAATCTGCTTATGCTAAAAGACAATTCGATTCTAAATTCTTTGAAGATTATGTTAAGTTAGATAGAATTAAGTCAAGTCTAAAGAATGGTAAGAAATCAGTAATGCAAGAGTTTGGTATTACAGAGCAAGTGTATGAAAAAGCAAAAGATGAAAATGATAATACTGTGTTTTGGTCTATCGATGATAAAGGAAAGGTTAGTGTAAACTCTTTGAAGTATAAGTTATTCCTTGAGAACAATGGATTTAAGAAGTACTTCCCATTTGAAGCACAAATACCAACGCTTGTTTATGTTTATCAAAATAAAGTCGTAGAAACATCAATTGAAAAGATAAAAGACTTTGTTCTTAAATACCTATTAGATAAGAAGGAAGAAGATGTATGGATTTATTGTTCAAAATATAACAATATGTTTAGTGAGCAATATTTATTGATGTTAGAAACCGTTGAGTTTATAATGTTAAAGGACACTAAAGACGCTTCGTATATAGCCTATAAAAATGGAATACTTGAGGTTAAAAAAGACAATGCAAAACTTATTAAGTACATCGATATTGATGGATATATTTGGGAAAAGCAAATTATAAATAGAGATTTCGTTAGCCTTGATGAATATGATAATGAATACCAAACATTTATATGTAACATATCTAATAAAGAACCACTACCACTTGAATCAGTTGTAGGATATTTATTATCTTCATATAAGAACAAAACTAACAACAAGGCAGTAATTCTTAATGATGAGGTTATAAGCGATAATCCTGAAGGCGGAACTGGAAAAGGTTTATTTGTACAAGGAATTAGTAAGATTAGAAACGTATCTATATTGGATGGTAAAACATTTGACGATAAGAAATCATTTGCTTACCAAACATTAAGTTCAGAAACACAAGTATTAGTATTTGATGATGTTGTAAAAAACTTCAACTTTGAGCATAAATTTAGTTTGGTTACTGAAGGAATGACATTAGAGCGTAAGAACAAAGATGCTATTAAGTTAAGCGTAGAAGATTCTCCAAAGATGGTTATATCTACTAACTATGCAATCAAAGGAGAAGGAAACTCACACGATAGAAGAAGATGGGAAGTAGAAGTAGCACAATACTATGGTAAGGATTTAAACCCAATAGATGAATTTGGACATCAGTTATTTGATGACTGGGATAGTAATGAATTTACTAAATTTGATAACTATATGGTTTATTGCTTACAAACATTCTTAAAATTTGGATTGATACAGCAAAATGCTAAAAATATTAAAGAGCGTAAATTCATTGCTGAAACTGATTCTGCATTTAATGAGTATATGGGAGATTTTGAAAATGTACCAAGAAATATTAGAAATGATAAACAGATATACCTTGACAATTTCAAACGTGAATACCCTGATTGGAAGAACTACGGATTATCAAGCAAACGATTCCAAATATGGATTCAGAAGTATTGTAACTACAAAGGTCTTAAATATAGCTCTGATAAATCAAATGGTATGTACTGGTTTATGATTTCAGATGGTAAAGAAGAAGATAGCGAAGAAGAAATAATGTTTTAAATACGGTCTGAATTCAGACCGAAAATACAAATTTATGTTAAATATTTTGTTACAATAGAATAAAGTATTACATTTACAAAAAAATAGATATGACACCAAAAGAAAAAGCAAGAAAGTTAGTTGATAAGTATATTTACCCAACATTAACATTAGTTGGAGAAGTTGATTGGGTTGAAGATACTGATTCAGCTAAACAATGTGCATTAATAGCAGTTGATGAGATGACTAGTCAAATGTTATCTTTAATGATAGTTTTTAATGAGGATAGAAGTGAATTTGAAGCTATTGAATTAGATTACCTAAATAGAGTTAAACAAGAAATAGAGAAATTATGAAGTATATATTAATATTATTTGCATACGAGTTTTTAAGGTCAAAAATGATTTGGCTATGGTATTATTTAATTAAAAAAGGACAAGGCGAATGAGAACAAAAACAACAGCAAAAATTTTATCTGAAACATCAGAGGAAACAAAACAAAGGGTTAAAGAAACTGCTAATAAATTATTTATGAGACAAGAAACACTTGAAGAAGCTGCTGAAAGATTATATCCAATTATACAAACAAATGATTATATGGATTGGTATGATAAAAATTATGACATAAGAAATTCTTTTATTGAAGGTGCTAAATGGCAACAAGAAAGAAGTTATAGTGAGGAAGAAGTAATTGATATATTATTATTGTCATATTCTTCAATATCTGATAAAAGTTTAGCAGGAGCAGATTTAAGAAAATGGTTTAAACAATTTAAAAAGAAATAATATGAAATATGAATTCAGACCTTATGCAAAAATGCAACCTACTATAGTAACATTAACAGGTAAAGTTTATGAAAAAGGAGAACATCCTCTATACACAGAATATAAAATTATTGAGGTTGTTGATGAAGAAGGTGAAATACATTATGCTTTTGAAGATGAACTTACTTCAGATGAAGTAAAAGAACAAGAAAGAAGTTATAGTGAGGAAGAAGTTGAAATAATATTGGAAACATTATCAAAAGTTATTGTCTATCAAGGTAATGATTATAGATTACCATATTATTTTGAATTTGAGATTGAACAAGTTATAAAACAATTTAAAAAGAAATAAAATGAGTACATATTGTGAAGATTGTGGAAGTAAAGTTGGAGTACGTGGATGTACGTGGTGTAATGAGGAAAGTTACATAGTTGATCAGTACATAGAATTGGAAATGGAACTACCAGATGAAGAAACAGATTTTATGAAAAAGTTTAGAGAACAACAAATAAAATAAAATTAAATTATGTATACAGGAAGATGGGAAGAATCAGATAGAGATGCAAGGATGTATTTCTATTACGATGTAGTTTTGGGTTTAATTTATTATTCAGGATTATGAAAGCAAAATTAGAATTTAATTTACCCGATGACCAAATGGAGTTTAATAGAGTTAATCAGTCATTAGATATGGCTTGTGCTTTATTTGATATACTACAATTGCGTAAAGCTACGGAGAGAAGATTTCAAAGTGTAGATAGATTTAATGATGATATATATGATGGTATAGAAGCTATGGCACAAGGAATAAAAGAAATACTTGATAATTATAATATTAATATTGATAAATTAATAGAGTAATGGAGCTACGTGATTATCAAGATAGATTGGCTAAAGAAGCTACTAAAATCCTAAAAGAATGTGGATTTGTATATTTAAACTTTGAGGTAAGAGTAGGTAAAACATTAACTGCTTTAGAAACTGCTTATAACTTTGGTGCTAAAAAAGTTTTATTTATAACTAAAAAGAAAGCATTTAGTTCTATTATGTCAGATTATAAAGAGATGTGGTACGAATTTGATATATATATTATTAACAAGGAATCTTTACATACAATAGAGGAGAATGATTTTGATGTGGTTATAATTGATGAAGCTCACGGATTAGCTGCATTTCCAAAAGCATCAAAATATCAAAAAGATATTCGTAAAAGGTTTAGCAAAGTTCCAATGATATTTTTATCAGGAACACCAACTCCTGAATCATTCAGCCAATGGTATCATCAACTTCAGGTAACTGATAAAAGTCCATTTAAACATTACACTAACTTTTATAAATGGGCGAATGACTACGTTAATGTTACAGAGCAGAATTTAGGATATGCAAGAGTAAAAGTTTATAAAGATGGAAAAGAGCAGTTAATACTAAAAAGTGTACAACCGTATATACTAACTTTTACACAAGCTCAAGCTGGGTTTACTTCTGAAGTAAATGAGCATATATTAGAATGTGAAATGTCACCTATTACTTATGATATTATTAAGCGTTTAAAACGTGATAAAATTGTTCAAGGTAAAAGTGGATTGATACTTGGTGACACGGCGGTAAAAATTATGCAAAAGGTTCACCAATTATCAAGTGGAACTTGTAAGTTTGAAGATGGCACATCGATGGTAATTGATTATTCAAAGGCAGAATTTATTAAATGGAAGTTTGCTGATGAAAAGATTGCTATCTTCTACAAATTTAAGGAAGAACTAAATGCGTTAAAATCTGTTTATGGAGATAATTTAACAGAAGATTTGGATGAGTTTAATAATACTTTTAAATGTATAGCTTTACAAATCGTGTCAGGTCGTGAAGGTATAAGTTTAAAAAATGCAAAATATTTAGTGTATTATAACATTGATTTTAGTGCTACATCTTATTGGCAATCACGTTCACGACTTACGACTTCTGACAGACCATCAAACGATATATATTGGATTTTCTCAAAAGGAGGTATAGAACGCAATATCTACAAATCGGTAATGAGTAAAAAAAATTATACACTATCAAATTTTAAAAGAAATTATTATGTTGATATTTAATTATTTTTTTTGTATATTTGCATTAGTAGAGTCGTAGCTACAAACAAAAACTTTTTTAAATTCCTGCATTGATAAAGACTACGACCTTTTGATATGCAGGTTTTTGCTTATTATGATAGGAATTTATAAGATTACAAGTCCAAGTAACAGAGTTTATGTAGGACAAAGTATTAATATAAAAAAAAGATTTACAGATTATAAATATTTAAAAATAAATCAAACTAAAATATTTTATTCTATAAAAAAATACGGATATGAAAATCATAAATTTGAAGTTATAGAGCAATGTAGTGTTGATTTATTAAATGAACGTGAAAGATACTGGCAAGATTATTATAATGTACTTGAAGATGGATTAAATTGTAGACTTACAACAACGAATGATAAAAGTGGATTAATAAGTGAAGAAAGTAGGTTGAAAATATCAAAATCAAAAAAGAGTATAGTTCCTAATTATAAAGATAATGAATTAAGACTTAAAAGAATATCTGAATCTTTAACAGGAAGAAAATTAAGCGAATCTCATATAAAATCAATGTCTATCGCTCAAACAGGATTAAAAAGAAGTGCAGAAGCTATTAAAAAAAGTGTAGAAGCAAGAGCTGGAAGAAAAGATAGTGTAGAAACAAGAATTATAAAAAGTGAAAATCAAAAAGGAATAAATAATAGTTTTTCAAAACAAATGCTAAATACAGAAACAGGTATTTATTATGATACTGCTAAAGAAGCTGCCTTTAGCTTAGGTTGGACTTACAATAGATTTAATCACTACATAAATGGAAGAACAAAGAAAAAATTACCATTTATATTTGTATGAATAAAAAAAATTTAAATTAAACGTGAAAACATTTTGTAATTCAAATTAAAGTATTATATTTGTCAAATGAAAAAGCAAATAGAAGTAATATTAGAACCTGAATACATTACATTCCAAAAACGCTATTACTGGTTAGACCAACGAATCCAATTAACTCCGTTAGGAAAAGAGATTAGATATAGTGGGATTAGAATAAATGAGGATAGAAAGAGAATATGGGTTTGGAGAGATGGAAGTCAAGTACAACAATCACATTGGATATATACATTTATATATTTAGATAGTAGAGAATTATTAGAATTTGAATGTGACTATAACGATAAAATAAAATTATATGTTAGAAAGTAGTAGGCAAACACAGATTAAGAAGAAGTTACAAGCAGATGGTTGGATAGTAGTAAAGCTAATAAAGACCTCGCTTACAGGAATACCTGACATACTTGCGTTGAAAGATGGTAAAGCTATGTTCGTGGAAGTTAAACAGCCTAAAGGAGTTCTATCTCCAATCCAAGACCACGTAATAAAAACCCTCCGTATAAATGGATTTGAAGTGAATATTTGGACTAATTATAAAGAGAATTATGAAGTATAAAATAGGAGATATTTGTTTTTTAAAGACTGATACAGAACAACTAATAAGAATAGTTAGTGGTATATTAATAAGAGAAAATTGTACTTTATATTATATTTGTAATTGTACACAAGAAACATTACACTATGAATTTGAAATATCAGAAGAAATGAATGAAATATTAAAATTTAATTATTAAACAATGAAAAAAGAAGCAATGATTAAAATAGGAGCTATGATTGAAGTAGCAAAAAGAGAATTGGACAACGACCCATTTTGGAAGATTGGAGTAGAAGATGCTATTAAATTAGTTGACTCTCAAATTAGAGAAATTGATACATTAGAATATATTTATAACTTAATAGAAAACGACAATGAGTAACACACAAGGCGGAAAAAGACAAGGAGCTGGAAGAAAAAGATTAGATTATCCATTTAAAATTATTCAAGTAAGAATACCTTTAGAAATGGAAGCACAAGTAAAACATTTAATTAAAACTATTAGAAAAGAATGGCTTATAGCAAACACCCAGTAACGACAAGGCTCTCTATATGGGAGTACGCATCAGAGCAAAAACAAAAAGCAAAAGAACTGTTAGAAAAGTGTAAAGAACGTGAAAAACAGTTACAAAGCGTGAAAAATAGGTATTAATCTTAAAAAACAAAATAAAATGCAAAGAATTTTAGAAGAAATCTACGATTTAGTAGAAACAATTGAAACAGATGAAAGTTTAACATCATTTGAAGCGTTGCAAATAGCAACAAAAGTACAATACAACAGGATATTTGCT